CGCGCTCCCATGCAGACGATGTTCATCACGCGCGAGTACGGGAAGAGGCCCCAGGACGTCGTGGGTGTGCCCGAGAAGCTCGAGATGGAGGGTTCCGATCTGGTTCTGGAGGCGGACATCCACGACGAGGACATGGCCAAGCTCGCGGAGCTCGGACACATGGGCTACGGCATTTCTGGAGTCATCCACGAGAAGCACGTGCGTGACGATGGGATCGAGGTCTTCGACAAGATCGACATCCGGAGCGTGGGCATCTTCCCGAAGGAGAAGCTCGTGAAGCCGGCCTACAACTGCGCGACGTGCCACGATCCAGGCGCCGTTCGGTGGTCTTCGAACACCCGCGAATTCGATGTGGAGGAGTGGATCACCGTCCCAGGACGCGGGCTCATCGCGGCGGTCCGGGAGCCGTCGCATGGCTTCTTCAAGGTGGGGATGGAGGTCACGCTGGGCGGCAAGGACTACCGCGTGACCGGCGTCGAGCGGCAGGGGCGTCACCCGCGCGTGGGGCTCATCGTGAAGGAGAAGCGCCCGGACGTCTGGAGTGACCACACGTGATGCGTCAGAGGCTCAGGGAGCTCGGCTATGAGCCGTGCTCCGATGGGTGGTGTGTGCTTAGATCTCCAGAAGAGCAGCGCCAGGGGATGCACACGAACGGAGGATGCAAATGCGACCAGAACATCACGGAGAAGCACCTGCGGATGGTGGTGAGACAGCAGCTGAACCGCGACAAGCGGGACGGCAAGTGAGAGTGATCTCCACCGAGGACCTGCTCTTCGATCCGCTGAACTTCATTCAGCAGTACCGGGCGAGACTGAAGGAAGGACATGGGGTCTCGGTTCTGGAGACCTCGCTCTATAGCCTCAGCCACATCACGTTGGGACTTCTGGACCTCATCGAGGAACAGAACCGGGTGCTCGAGGAGAACGGCTTCGTGGGCGTGGAGCTGGCCAATCCGGTCATGCCCCTGTATGAGGTTCAACCGACTCCAGAAACTCAGCAGGCTCTGGACCGCCTCGAGACCATTTTCTGGAGGGACCAGGTCAAGGCCTTGAAGGTCCAGACACGTGAGCTCGAGGGAGGAGATGTCGAGGCTCCGACAGGGCCTCCGAAGCGTATGAATCTGATGTGAACGATTTCTGGGATTCGGGTGTATGCTCATGCCAATGACCGTAGGGAAGAAGCGTCAGAACAGGCCGATTCAGCACGCTGGGAAGCTGGTCCTCCTGAAGAAGCACTGGAAGGCAGATCCGAAGGCGGATGTGGTCGAGATCGAGTGCCCGTGTTGCGGTGTTCTGACGTTCTTCGAGGACAAGACGGGGACGTTCGATGCGTGGCTGACGAACGAGCAGAGCTCGATCATCATCAGCACCGAATGCGGACACCTGGAGCGACAGGAAGTCCACCTGGACGGGTACCACGAACAGCGGACCAGCTGGGGAGATCTGGTGTGAGCAGGACGAAGCATTCGAAGGACACTCGGGGCAAGGAGTACTGGAAGAGCAGGCTCAAGCCCCATGGAGAAGTGCCTGGAGCGTTCACCAAGAAGAGAACGCACAAGAAGGAGCGCCAGGAAGCGAAGGAGGCTCTTCGATGTCACGGATGAAGTCGGTGGACGAGATCCACATGGTTCTGGACAGGGCATCGGGCATGTACCCGACCCCGGCGAGCAAGGAGGTCATCAAGTACCTGCGTCGGTGGCTGGAGCCCGAGAAGACGGAGGGTGAAGGCGGGGTGGAGCCGAAGGAGTGGATGACCTGTCCCAGGCGCATGAACGAGCTGGGGCCATGGGACCACACGCCGAATCTGGACTACTGGAAGAAGGGCGCGTGCTCGTTCTGCGGTAGCCTCCATCCGGACAAGGCCATGGAGTTCATCGAGCAGGGGACGCTCGTGGAGCCCACGGACAAGAACTACAAGCTGTACCTGCGAGGACACGGGAAGCTGTACTTCCAGCACCTGTCCGGCGAGCAGCGGGCGAAGCTGGTCGAGCTGGTGAATCAGCGCAAGGTCAACTTCGTCGAACCGGGCGGCTTCTACGTGCTGCCCTTCTTCATGAAGCGAGGAACGAAGACGTGAGCATGGACCATTTCGAAGAGGGGATGCTGCGATGCTCCCACTGCCAGGCGGAAGGCGTGATCGAGGACGACTTCGAGGAGAAGCACACGCCGTGTCCAGAACTTCAGAAGCTCGAGGACACGGCGCGGCAGGAGCTCATCAAGGCCATCCAGAGCTTCAAGCAGGAGATGGTGATGCTCCACTGCAAGGCTCGAGGGGAGCACGCTGCGGACAAGGGCTTCGCGATCCAGGTGCAGGGGCTGACGTCGCTGGCGGGACCGGTCGACTTCTCGGACATCATGGACCTGGCCCAGACGTACCCGCGTGAGCTCTTCACGATGTTCATGCTGGGCGTGGAGTCGAAGACGTGGACGTGATCGTTCAGGTGGTCCAGGTCATCGCCGTGGCGTGGCTGATCCAGGGGATGGTGTTCGCATTCTGCGTGGCCATGGACTGGAACGACAGGACACCACGCCTGTACGAGGCCCCACCTGGAGCCCTGGCGCTCATCGAACGAGGACACAAGGAGTTTCTCCCCGCACCCGAGGACCGCCCACAACCGGCGGCACTGTACCGACAGCTCCTGCCGAAAAAGTGAAAAAAGATGCTTGACTTTCTGGACCGTCGGCCGTATGAAGTAGGCATGATGTTCCGAGTCACCGGCAGCAACACCCTCTACACCTTCATGGACCTGTGCCGTCATCTGGCGGAGACGCTCTGGCGGATGGGTCGTGTCGAGGTGCTCCACGCGCGTATGGTCAAGATGATCCGGGCGATGATCGCCAAGGGCGACGTCCGCATCTTCCCCCTCTCCGCGGACCTGGTCTGAGGTTCTGGACATGAACCGGCGAATCAGCGAGAAGATGGGTCGTAACCAGCTCGACCAAGCCATTCTGGAGGACGCGGCGGGGGAGCGGGTGTGCATCGCTGCCGAGTACGCGGAGACCCAACACCAGATCAGGAAGGCTCGCGCTCAGTACTTGGGTCTGTGCGACCTGCGAGATCGTGTGACGCTTCTTCTGGAGCAGAAGGGCGAGGACTTCTCCACGGAGATCAAGGGTGGTGAGGTGTTGGTTTACCGACAGGGCAAGACGTTCGTGGTCCGAGACGAGGTCGAACCTCGGTTGGTCCAGAAGGTCTCGTTGCCGTGGGGTCACGACTAGGATGGCCTACAAGGTTTCTGGATCCTGGTTGAAGCTCTATCGGAAGCGCTACGCGGAGATGCCACCGGGGACCTGTGTCCGCTCGAGGTTCCACGCTCCGTGGTTCGGGGTCATCTTGGCTCGAGCCAGCAAGGATGGGGTGTGGGTTGACCGGAAGGGTGTGGAGCACGATCTTTCTGGAGTACCGTATCAGGAGCGTGGGAAGAGGCACCCCCAGGGCATCTGGCATCTGCCCGCGTGGTGCGCGTTGGTGGAGGTCACACACGACCGGAACGGCAAGCCCATGAGGAAGCCGATCGTGAAGGTCTTGAACGTGGCGTGGATGGTGGCGATGGATCCGCCGGGAGAACGAGCATGAGCACGCAGATCGCACACATGGTTGTCGAGGGGGCCTTCATCGTCCAGACGGCCCGGGACATGATGCTGTCGGAGATGACGGCCAAGGCCTGGCGTCTCATCAGCTCTGGCCTCATCGGGGACGAGAACACGGAGAAGCTGGCGATCCAGATTCTGGAGGGCACCAAGACGCTTGAGGGTGATTCGGAGCTGGGGATCAGTGTCGCTGACGAAGCTGACGCCAGCCGGTACCTCGAGACGCTCCGGTACATCTACGTTGGACGAGTCCGTATCGGGAAGGGCTGGTATCGGCCGAAGGCCATCATCACTAGGTTCGGTCCGCTGGATGCAGCGCACGCGGCGAGGGTCACGGGTGTGGAGGCGCTCCCCACGACGTTGGACCGGTACTTCGGAGTTGAGGTCCTGGACGCCCCTCAGGAGGCGCTCACGCGCTTCACGCGAGCACGGGCGTCGTTCTACCTCCTGGAGGGCGAACGGGCCGTGCTGGCCAACGTGGACGGCCAGAGGCGCTTCTGGGTGTTCGAGCCCACGGGGGAGATCCCGTTCTGGTGGACCGAGAGCACCGACAAGGTGAAGGCGATCCGCGAGTGGCTCGACGCGGGTCATCGTCCCGACGAGCTGGAGTGTCCAGAATCCGACAGGGCGCAGCTCGTGGCGGAGCTGACACAAGACGACGAGATGGAGGAGGGCGAGGCCAAGTGGCTCGCCCAGGATCTCCTGTTCAAGCAGAAGTGCGCGTCCATCCGTGCTCGAGTGCTCGAGAAGGCGGGGACGGACATGATGCCGCTCGAGGTCGAGGGCAGGACGTATCAGGTGCCGCGAGCACCGTTCACGTGCTGGGCCCTCCGACGCACGCATCTGGCCCACCTGGCCCCCGAGTGGGACGAGGTGGCGCCGTCTGGAATGAAGCTCCCCATGGACGATCCGTCGCACACGGACTGGATGCTGGGTGCTGGCTTCAATATCGGGGAGGACGCGGGGATGAACAGCCCCGTGATGAAGGCGGCGTTGGACCGAGCCTTTCAGCTGCAGACGGAGCTCGCCGACTACAAGATCCATGTGCTTTCTGGACTTCTGGACGTGACGGGTGTAGTGGGGGAGGACGTGGTGGTCCTGCCTGACCTCAGCCCGCATCGCATCGACGCTCTGGAGGGAGCACGTGCGGTCATCACCGAGCAGGGCGGGGCGCTGGCTCACCTGGCTCAGGTGGCGCTCGAACGAGGCCTGGTCATGGTTCGTGTCAAGGGGGCTGTCCAGAAGTTCCCGACGGGGACCAAGCTCACCATCAGCCTGTCACAGGGCGAGATCGAGATTCTGTGAAACTGAAGGACAACGAGAGGACAGTACAGAGCATGAACATCGACATGGAGAACCTGAAGATTTGGACCGCCAAGCTCGCCGAACGCTCCGCACGTCTGGTGAGGCTTCTGGAGCTGAACGCTCCGGTCACCATCTTGGGTCACGAGAAGCGCTTGATCCACGAGGCCCTGGAGGAAGTCGACAAGCTGACCGCGGAGATCCCGATCCAGAAGGTGACGGAGCAGGGCGCCGCCAACGTGGTCATGAGGCTCATCGAAGAAGAGCTGATCGACCTGGACGACGAAGGAGAAGATCAATGAGCAAGCCGATGCCGACCGAACGCCTCGAACGGATCCTCAAGATGCGACTGCGGGACCTCCAGAGCTTCTGGCCCAACGTCACGGCGGAGGTTCTGGAAGGGCACATGCGTCTCGAGCTTCCCGAGCCGTTCGAGATCCAGATCAAGCTCGAGGGCTTCGTCGATCCCATGCGAACGAGGTTCGAGGTCAAGTCCGGGATTCTGGAGGAAGGTCAGTGGGCCAGATCCCCCCTCCTCCAGGCGAAGATGACCACCGACTCTTGGGACGTCATCGAGTACATGCACCAAGCGCTCAAGGCCCTTCGTGAGGAGTGGCTGGAGAACGTTCCGGTGGAGGAGCTCCCGGCGTTGTTCAACCCGGACACGGACCACAGCGTTCTCCGTTGCTTGCTCATGCGCGAGAAGCACGGGGAGTGGGCCAAGCTCGGTCGAGCCGATCAGCTCGGTAGCATGGCGGCGGAGGTCGTGCTGAAGCGCTGGGAGAGCGGTCACTGGTACGACATCGAGGCGGATGATCCTGGACCCGAGCCGGCACATCCTAGTGTCGTGGAGCTGGACGGCGAGTACGCCGCCGAGGTCCAGAAGGTCTACCAGGGCAAGCTGAAGCGCTGGAAGGAGAACAGGGGTCATTTCCGTGAGGTCACGGAGCGGGTGCGTCAGCTCGAAGCGATCAAGGCCGGGCACGAGTACATGGCGTTTCGGTTCCTTTGCGCACGGGCCGACTTCGAGTACGAAGGCGTGGAGATCTTCCAGTGACCGCGATCTACTTCTACACGACGCGGGGCCGGTTCGGGTGCTTCAGCAACTTCTCGAGGCACCCCATCACCATGGGCGGGAAGGTCTGGCCGACCACGGAGCACTACTACCAAGCGATGAAGTTCGAGGACGTAAGCCTCCAGGAGGAGATCCGCACGGCAGCAACGCCCAAGGTGGCGGCCCGCATCGGTCGTGACGTTGCCTTGCCCCTCAGGCCCGACTGGCACGATCGGCGTCTGGACGTGATGCGAGAGGCGCTCTACGCCAAGTTCACGCAGCATCCCGAGCTTCGAGAAGTGCTCCTCGGAACCGAGGACCGTGAGATCGTGGAGCACTCGCTGAAGGATCGCTTCTGGGGGAACGGCGGGGACGGTTCTGGACAGAACATGCTGGGCAAGTTCCTGATGGAGCTCCGGCACCATCTGCGTCGAGAGAGCTGATGGACACCTTCCGAGACGGGGCACCGGTTCAGGACCCGTTCACGCAGTGCGAGCTCACCTGCGGCAATAGGAGGCTTGTGACCTTCGTCCAGCCGAGCAAAGCCAAGAAGGGCGCGCAGGTGAAGCTCAAGGGACGCACCGGCGTCTGGACCATCACAGCGGTCTACGTCACCACATGGGCGGCCTGGGTTGTTCGTGCGGAAGCCGCTTGACTTTCTGGACTTCTGGACGTACAAGGACACGGATGGCAGAGCACTTCGACACCTGGCAAGAGGCACACGACTACGCCCAGATCGTGGCGGACGTGAACGGGCGAGAGATGGGGATCGAGAAGCCCACGGACGATCCCATCCCCAAGCACATGAAGGCGTGGCGGGTCTGGTTCCTGCCTCGAGAGAGCGAGCGCTTCGGACCTGATGCTCGAGCCGAGGTAGTGCGACCCACGAGGTACCCGAGGTGCCTGTGTTGTGGTTCGGAGGAGAAGGCACGACGGGTGCCTCTTCTGGACGGTCGCCTTTTCGACGTCTGCCACAAGTGCGAGCGGGACTGCGAGCACTGCGGTGAGCAGCTGAAGAGCGCCGGGATGCCGAAGGGGACGGTGAGTGCCTACGAGTTCTTGGTGCGCTTCCAGGACGGTGTGGAGAGCTGGGAGCGCATCCAGGGAAGCGGTGGCCAGATCGGCAACTCGTGCCTCTACGTGCAGCCCAGTGAGCGCCTCAAGAAGACGCTTCTGGAGCAGGCTCAGAACCAGGCGAAGCGGGAGGAAGGTCTTCGTATCTGGCGGAACGCCGAGAGCTACAAGGACGCGATCAAGTTCCACGCGGGTGCGGAGGTTCTGGACATCGCAGCGAAGTGGGAGCCGATCTTCCCGAAGGTCCCCGAGGTGTTCAGCTCGTTCGGCGCGGCCCTCGCGCGCGGAGCCAAGATGAAGAAGGACAAGCTCCCCAAGATGACCAAACGCAACAAGAAGCCCGAGAACCTCTTCAAGCCGAACCACGAGCTCCCCGAGCGCATCCGAGATCCGTACGAGGTCTTCGATCGGATGAAGGCGACCGAGGACCTGCGGAAGGTCTGGCCGGTCGGCACTCGCGTTCGCGTCAGTCTCCTCGAGTACGAGAAGTACGCGATGGGAGCGGCCGAATGTCTGGACGGCATGAGGGGCACGGTCGAAGAGGTCAAGCCGATGTACGCGCCGGGTGGCCCCAAGATTCTGGTACGCTTCGACGAGCCAGCGAAGACTTGGTGGACGCACCAGACCCCACCCACGGCCTGGCACTTCGATCCCGAAGAGCTCCAGAAGGACAGGACCATCCAGAAAACGCCTGTCAAGGATCCGGCACCTGTCGAGACTTCGACAGCACCATTCATCTTCCCGTATCGCGGTGGCAAGGTCGTGGTCCAGACGGTGGAGGCGCACATCGCCACGGGCTACACGGAGGGCACGGATCGCGAGGGTGGAGATGGCCCCTTCACGGTCCCCATGACGTCGGTGCGGAAGTGGTTCGAGAGCTACATGGAGAAGCATCAGCCCCGCATCAAGTTCCACGACAAGGAGCCGGACAGCCTTGGGCGACGCCGATACGTGCTCTTCTGGGTCGACCCGGACGGTGTCTTCCGTCCCGAGCCCTCGCCTTGGGGTGATGGTCCGGTGGGGTATCGACGGGCTCAGGAGTTCAACTCCACGCAGTTCACGGACCCGAGCCGTATGGCGTACCACGCCAAGATCATCACTGATCCCTGGCAGATCCAGAAAATCGACCAAGGCATGAAAAAAGGCACTTGACTTTCTGGAGTGCTGACCGTATAACACCACCATGACGCGGCGAGAAGCACGACAGGTTCTGAGGCAAGCACTGACGACCACGGCTCCTCACGTGAAGAAGGACTTGAACCAGCAGCTGCACAAGCTGGTGGCGCTGGACGCCAAGATGCGGAGGAAGTGATGAGCTTCATGGACATGATCGCGATGCAGGTGGAAGACGATGCGAAGGCCCAGAAGGCCGAGCTCGAGGCGTTGCGCGCGGAGCGCGCGTTGACCAAGTTCGCCACGGCGAAGCTCCCCAAGCTGGCCGAGGAAGAGGCTCGAGCGGAGGGACGTCGAGAGGTTCTGGAGATCGTCCAGGAGCTGGTGGAGGCCTTCGAGGCGGACGCTCTGCGGCAGTACTACTGCTACGCTTCCTTCCAGACGGAGCCGGCGAAGCGCGCCCGTAGGGAGCTCCTCAAGGAGCTGACGGAGCGTCTGTCGTGAAGGTCCGCGATCTCACCAAGGAACAGTCCATCCGCTTGGCCGACTCCAGGTCTGAGGACGAGCTGATGGGCGTGCGGCTTCCCGACGGCGGAGCGGTTCTGTTCTTCGGCGGCTTCTTCACCGGTCGCTTCGAGGTCCAGCTGACGGCTCTGGAGGTCGAGCGTCTCCAGAAGGCGGTGAAGGATCTCTACGAGGTTCGTGGTTATGACGATCGGTCCGTGCAGATCGAGGAGCTTACGGTCGAGTACACCAACTGGGGTGACCCGTGGGATCACGGCGTGCGCATCGAGGTCGAGGGCCAGACCTTCGAGTTCGCCACGGTCGCGTGTCGCGAGATCATGGAGTTTCTGGAGACGGCTTGACAGCTGTCCAGAAACTGTATCAGAGATACAAAGGAGTCCAGCATGAAGCGGAAGGTCACCGAGCTCGCAACACCGGTCAAGATGACGGTGAAGTGCTTCCTACCAGCCACGGTCGATGTGATGGTCACGCACGATGGGGACGGCATGGGGTCGATCCTCTCGGTGGAGGAAGCGCGCTTCGAGAATTGGAGTGATCCAGAGGCATTGACCCGACAGCTCGCATCGCTCGAGCTTCTGGAAGATCTGGACGTGGAGGTTACAGACTGATGGGACGTTTGAGGAACAAGGGACCGAATCACACGGTGGACATCGCCATCGTTCACGAGGAGACCCGCGAGGTGCTGCTCATCCAGCGGCGTGATGGGACGTGGGCGTTGCCTGGCGGGTTCATCGATGCGGGTGAAGACGACTGCACCGCGGCACTGCGGGAGCTGGTCGAAGAGACCAACATCGATCTCGACGCGCTCCCCGAGCCCATCCGGCTCGACGCGATCTTCACGGGGCACGTCTACGATCCGAGGCAGGACATCGATCGGTGGGTCGAGACGTCGCTGTTCTACGTGCCGGTACTCCAGAAGCCGGAAGTGCTGGCCGGCGACGATGCACAGGCCACGAAGTGGGCGAAGCTCGAGATCGCCACGCCGTGCCACTGCGGTCCGTACCTCGGCATGGGTGATCCGCCGGAAGGTGAGCGCACCTGTCCGCGTCACGGCATGGCGGAGTACCGTTCGAACGGGATCGTCCCGGAGCGTCTCTACGCGGACCACCTGTACTTGATCGCTCGCGTGATCGAGTTTCTGGACATCCCGCGAGACGACCGTCAGGACTTCCTGGCTTTGGACCGCGACATGAGGTCCAACTGGGCGAAGAACGCGTCCGAGGCGACGGTGCCCAGGATCGATCCGACGGTGCCGCTTCCCGAAGGCCCCGATGCCAGCCTGGTGGGCATCGCCTACTACAAGCGAGCCTTCGAGATCGAGGACGAGCAGACCAAGGAGATGAGCCCGGCCGAGGTCGAGGCTCGACGCAGCGGGTTCCGTGGCGTCTGGAAGGGGGACTGAGATGCGAGCATTCAGCGTGCTGTTCTGGCTGATCTTGATCGGTTGTGGAGGGCCCGAGCAGCTCTTCCGTGTGGAACCGGTCCAGAATCTGGAGACCAACGAGGCCGTCATCTTCGTCCACGAGGATCTCGAGCTCGAGGTCCAGAATCGTCTCGTGGAGCTCGCGATCTCGAACCTCGAGCGGGAGCGGCCGGACGCCGACATCAAGGTGGAGGTCTCCGACTGGCCCCTCGACGCGGGCGAGATCTGGAGGGGGTGGCTCGAGACCGGGCGGGCGGAGCCCCGGCCGTGTTGCTTCCTTGGTTGTGACGGAGGCAACGGGAACGCGCTCCATGCGGCGGGTGTGATGTTCATGGGCGAGGACGGCTACCCGAAGCAGAGGGTCAAGTATCTGATGCAGCCTCCAGGCGTCCCAGAAGGCGCCCAGGCGCTCGAAGTCGATCGCCCCTGCGCTGCCGCAGCCTGGGCCCAGTCGCTCGATTGTGGAGGCATCAGCGCCGGGAGGATCTTCGAATGAAGGTCTTCCGCATCGTCAACCGCAAGGGCGTGTCTTACGTGGGGCGTCAGGAGGGCTTCGACTCCAGCAAGAAGCCCCGCGTGTTCACGGACATCAAGGAAGCGAAGGCCTGGATCCAGATCATGCCGTTGAGGCAGAGTCGTGAGGGAGCGAAGATCCAGGAGGGTGAGATCGTCTGGAAAGAAAGCGCTTGACTTTCTGGAGTAGGCGCGTACACTGAGAGCATGAGCAAGAACACGAAGGAACAGAAGCAGGTCCTACGCCGCGCGGAGAAGGCGGGTTGCACCATCGAGAAGACGGCCAAGGGTCACGTCAAGGTGCGCTGTCCCAACGGGCAGATCATCATCACGGCGGCGACGCCTTCGGATTGCCGGGTCCAGAAGAACTTCATCGCGCGGTTGCGCCGTGAAGGGGTCCAGGTGTAGAGACAGAGGTCATGCCTGAAGAACCTCAGGTCCAGATCTGGACTGACGGCTCCTGTCTCAAGCCCGGTGGGGCAGGAGCCGCTGCCGCCCTCGTTCGCTTTCCTTGTCCAGGCCAAGAGCCTTCCGAGCTCGTGGTCCAGAAAGCATTCAGGTCGACCACGAACCAGCGCATGGAGCTGATGGCAGCCATCATCGCGCTCGAGGAAGTTGGTGGGCGTGGAGTGGTAGTTGAGGTCACCACGGACAGCAAGTACCTCCAGCTGGGCATCACCGAGTGGATCACGTCCTGGAAGGCTCGTGGTTGGCGCAACGCGAACAACAAGCCGGTGGCCAACCGAGACCTCTGGGAGCGTCTGGAGAAGCTCGTGGAGCCCCACAACATCACCTGGCATCATGTGCGTGGTCATCGAGGTCACGTGGAGAACGAACGGGTGGACAAGATTGCGGGTATCGCGGCCAGAGCGAATCCGACCGATGTGGATGTGGGGTTCGAAAAAAGCGCTTGACTTTCTGGAGTCGGGACGATAGAAGAGAAGGCATGGGCAAGAAGTTGAAGACCACGAAGCTGGACATCCACGTACACACCCCGTCGTCAGACGGTCATGGCTCGCCCCAGGAGTACGTTACCGCGATCCAGAAGGCGGGTCTGGACGGCATCGTCATCACCGACCACCACGTCACGCGTGGCATCGGTCCGGGAGACAAGAAGGTCTCGCGCATCGTGCCGGCATCCAACGCCATCGTGAAGGCGATCCGGGACGCTGGTCTTCTATGCTTCCGTGGGTGCGAGTACAGCACCGCGAATGGGCACCTGCTCATCTACGGCGTGGACGTGGCGGAGCTGAACCTCGGGATGTACGAGCCGATGCAGAAGGTCATCTGGCTCGTTCGGGAGCACGGTGGTGTGGCGATCCCATCGCACCCGTTCTACGGCTTCCGTAAGCAGCTGGGGTCCGACGTCTTCAAGCTGAAGGACCTGGTGAGCCTCGAGACCATCAACGGCAAGTTGTCGGTCCAGTATCCGTTGAAGAACGACGAGGCGGACAAGGCCGCTTCCAAGCTCTCGCTTGGAGGCATCGGGAACAGCGACGCCCACTACGCCAACCGCATCGGTACCTGCTACACGGAGTTCGCCGGATCGATCCGTCGTCCATCGGATCTCGTGAAGGCGCTCCTCGCCAGGGACCATCAGGCGGTCGAGAATCGTCGTAGGACGTCCAAGCAGCGACAGGACTACATGCGAGACCTGGCCGAGTGGAAGAGCTGGAACGGCTACGGAGGGGGCTATAAGCCCGTCTCTGGTGGTCTCTCCACTCCATCCTTTGCGGGATCGACTTCTTCTGGCTATGCTTCTGGACGTGGCGGCTACCATTTCCAAGACTCCGCTCAAGGGAGCCTCTGGGAAGACGACCAATTCTGGTCCCCAGAAAGCATCGAAGAAGAGCTCGAAGCCCTCGGGCTCGAAGGTGACGACGACGGGGATCCCGAGCTCGAAGCTCAAGGGTTCGAACACCTCGGGGGCGGGACCTACCGGCTCCGCCACGACCGCGACGATCCCTACGCAGACGGCTATCCCGACGAGCTCATCCCCCAAGAAGCCTTCACCGATCCCTTCTTCGTCGGAGACGAGCGGACCGCCGTCTCTGCTCTCGATGCTTGGGCTCGACATCAGGAAGAGCAGTCCCGTTCTCGGAAGCGACAGCTTCGAGGATCCAGAAAGCGAAAGCTCAGCTGACCTTTCCTGGATCAGCATCATCTCGTCCATAGGGCTCGAGCCCGTCTCCCACGATCCAGAAAACATCGGGTCCACGTTTGTGGAAACCGAGGAGGATGTGGTGTCCACATCCCTGGACACCCCGCTCGAGGAGGAGGACCTCAGCAAGTACATTCTGGACGGACTCGATCCAGAACGCCTCCAGGATGACGAGTATCTGGCCGAGTTCGAGGAGGCTCTCCAGAAGGCAAGCCTTGCCTACTTTGCGAGCCAGACGTTGCGTGGGGATCCGTCCCCACCGTACAACGGCCAGTTCCTCGTATCCGAGCATCACGAGGAGTGGTCGGAGCTGGTCACGGCTACGAATCGGCTCTGTGTGCTCAGCCCTCGAGACTCGGGCAAGACGTACTTCTTCGACTTCGCGTACCCCATCTGGATGGCCTGGAAGCATCCCAACAGGGACGGCTTCATCTTCTCTGCGACCCAGACTCAGGCGCAGCGAATCCTCCGGGACATCCGTGAGGAGATCGAATCCAATCCGCTCCTCCAGCATCTGGTGCCATCGAAGAAGACGCGATGGAACGACTCGGAGATCCAGCTGTCCAACGGACACACGATCTACGCTCGAGGCTTCGGAACGAAGGTCCGTGGTGCGCACCCCATCTGGATCGTCTGTGACGACGTGCTGAACGACGAAACGGCGTACAGCGAAGTCCAGAGGAAGAAGCAGAACGACTACTTCTTCAGCGCCATCGTTCCGATGTGCGTGCCGGGCGGGACCATCGTGGTGGTGGGCACGCCCTTCCACTCTCTGGACCTATACGCGGAGATCAAACAGAAGAGCGCGTGGACGTACATGCGCTATCAGGCGCTCTTCCAGAGCTGTGTGGAGTGCGGCCAGAAGAAGGATGCGTGCTCGTGCGAGTCGCCAACGCTCAAGGACACGGCGCTCTGGCCGGAGCGTTACCCGCTCGACTACCTCTACTGGAAGCGTGACGAGGACGTTGGTGCTATCCGCTTCGCGCGCGAGTACCTGTGCCAACCGATCTCCGACGACATGTCCCTCTTCCCGAGCTGGCTCTTCCAGGGCAAGCCGGTGGAGCAGCCTACGCTCAAGCTCGGGATGGAGCCGAGCTTCTGGAAGAAGATGGACCTCGCCATCTACATCGGCGTGGACTTCGCGATCTCTGCTTCAGCCAAGGCGGACTACACGGTCATCTTCGTCATGGGTCTGGACCCAAGAGGCAATCGTTGGATTCTGGACATCGCTAGGTATCACGGGCTTCCGTATATCGCCCAGAAGTCGAAGATCATCGCGATGGCCAGAAAGTGGACGCCTGACCTGGTGTTCTGCGAGGCCAACCAGATGCAGGCCATCTTCGGACAGGAGCTCATTCGTGAGACGGATCTACCGGTGAAGCCATTCGTGACGGGCGCCGAGAAGCATCACCTCGAGAAGGGGTTGCCTTCGATCCGTACACTTCTGGAGAACGGAAAGTTCCGCATCCCACGTGGAGACCAGCACAGTGTGGAGATGACCGAGCTCTTGATCGCCGAGCTCAACAGCTTCACCTTTGACGGAGGCAAGATCGTTTCCGTGGGTGAGCACGACGACTTGGCGATGGCTCTCTGGATCTGTGACCAGGCCATTCGAGCGGGTGCAGCGTTCTCGAGCACCTTCGGTATCGAGGACACCTTCACGCCTCGAGAGCAGAAGAAGGCCAAGCGTGGTGAGCTGTCTCTGGACCCACCTTCGGAGATCATCCGGAAACAGATTGCAGATCCAGAAGAAGGGGAGCAGACTGACCCATTCACAGGGCTGCCGTTGAACGAGGATGGCTCGTTGAAGGAGTGGCAGCCACAACAAGGAGCACCGGTTCCCCACGGTGGTGGTGGATGGTCGGTGTTCTAGGAAGGCACAGCATGAAGACCGAGAACGAGAAGCGCGCTGCCCTCGGGTACGAACCAGATCCGCACGGAGATCGTTACGTCCAGGATCCGAAGATTCTGGACTTCTTCAAGGCCGACCATCTGAGGGAGCCCCTGAAGTCCGTGAGTGGCTCCTTCTGTGCTCTGGCCCACGAGCTCGTCGAGAGGTTGCCCGACTCGGCAGAGCGCAGCGTGGCGCTCAGGAAGCTCCTGGAGGCGAAGGACGCGGCCTGTCGGGCGGCGCTGCCATGATCCCGTCGATCTTCGGTGGTTCGGCGTTGGGGTGGGTGGCCACGATGGCCTCCTTCGGCGTCGTCATCCTGGCTGTCGGAATCCTGACGGCTGTCCTGTACCCACCGCTCTGGCTCCTCGAGTGGGCTCTGGGCGTTTTCCAGAAGGCCTTCGCGTGATGCGACAGGGCACCTGGCTCTGGTGGCTTTTCTGGGCTGCCGTGCTCGCCGGTGTCCTCCAGGCGATCGCGTGACGATCGTTCGATCCCTAGGGGATCACTTTGAGTGGACCCCAGGCCTGGCCAGAGGCCAGGACGCGTGGCAAGCTCGGAAATCATGGCGGCCACCCTCACCCTGCGCGGATCTGCGTTTCCTGATCAGCCGCGCTTCCATCTCTTGGAGAAGGGCAACAAGCTGAAGGGCGGGAAGGGGGACAAGCTCACTCCGTCCGATGTCGATCCCAAGCAGCTGAAGATGGGGATCGCGCACGAGCTCGAGCATACCAAGGACCGTAGCGTGGCTCAGGAGATTGCTCTGGATCATCTCGCCGAAGATCCCAAGTACTACTCCAAGCTCCAGAAAATCGAGAAGGCCGCAGGTCTGGATCTCATCCAGGGAGCTCCACAGGCTCAGTTCACGGGGTTCGTTCGGTATCCAGGTCAGGTTCCAGGGGCCAACGCTCCGCCGATGCATATCCGCCCTCGTCTCGATCCAGAAGCCGAAAAGCTCACCCAGGACAAACCGCCAGCGTGGACAGCCGGTCGAGCTCTGGACATGCCGGTCCAGAATTCCTGGGATGTCGTGAAGGGGTTGGGGCTGTCGAAGGGTCTCGAGAACCGTCTTCGTGGCATCGTGTCTCGAGAGATTCTATCTGCCCCCAATCGCCTCCAGATGCGGAAGTCTCTGATGAGCGTCCTACTCCACGAGGTTCTGCCTCCAGAAGTACGTGGCATCATCAACACCCGCGCCACGAAGCTCTACGAGAAGCTGATCCAGAAGTCTGGCTACCGTGAGACGTGGTCGGCGGACGACATGCAGGAGCTCGAATGGCTCCAGAAAGCTGATGCTCGAGGCGGGAAGTACGTTGCCCGCATCACGAAGCAAGGCAAGCATCGGTACTACTACGACGAGTCCGAGTACAAGAAGGACCACGGCGAACACTCCAAGGGTGACGAGAACCGCTCGAAGTACATCTCGAGCTCGGCCTTGAAGGCCGTGGAGAAGGCGGGAGGGTCCTGCGGCTTCGACGCCTTCGGCGATCTCGTCAAGCGCTATGGACCGAAAGAGGTCCATAGCGCTGTGCGGGGACACGTGGACTCGGGTAAGCTCAAGTTCAACAAGGGGAAATTCTCATGCCAGTGAGCAAGTTCAAGCCCGATCCGAGCGTGGTCCAGAGCGGCTACTACAACGACCGCAACGGTACGCCGAACGCGATCCCGGGTGGGCGCATCACCGGAGACGATCTCACGGCGGCGACGCAGGAGACTGCACGCACCGTCCAGGCGATCTCGAAGGCCATCAGCACCGGCGTCATCTCCAGCGTTGGAGCTCCTGGTGAGGGTGCTCCATCCGCTGCGCAGATCGTCCGTATGATGAAGGGTGGTGCTGCCCCGGCTCAGTCGAGCGCGGACGACAACCGCTTCAACCTCGTGGAAACGCCCGGAGGTTGGTTCGTGCCGGCCAACGATCCACGAGCGCGGAACGCGATGGCGGTCATCGAGGACCTATCGTCGGACGGTGCGGTTCCATTCGGGTTCGACGATGGGATTCGCAAGTCGGACACTCCTGCGCCAGAACCGTCCGACGACGACAACGAGCCGGACGCCGAGGAACAGGAAGAGCGAGCTGAAGCCAAGGAGAAGATGGACGAGCAGATGAAGAAGCGCGTCCAGAAAGCTCAGATCGACAAGACGCCGGTCCAGAAGAGCTTCTTCGCAGCACTCGCGGAGGGGCGCCAGATCCAGAAGGCGGTTCGGTTCGCCACCCCGGCGGATCTCGAGAAGGGCATGTACGGATCCTGGTACGAGCAGTACATGGGTACGCCGCTCGAGGTCGAGGCCATCCAGTGTGAGCTGGACTTCGTGAAGGCGAAGCAGGGTCTGGACAACAAGTCCTACAAGGGCAAGGACCGCGACAAGTACTACGACGAGATGGACAAGCTCCGCGCGAAGTTCAACGAGAAGCGCGTGGACTTGGAGATTCGTCTTCTGGAGCACAAGCGGGATCGAGCCAAGCAGTACGCGGCCATGAACAAGTCGGAGAAGAAGACCATGGATCTGAAGAAGGGTGGGGAAGGATCGCGCGGTGGTAAGGTCATCGGTCACACCGCAAGCGGCAAGCCCGTCTATGCCCAGAAGTACGCCGCCCACGGTTCGAGTTTCCGTGGCGAGCACGAGAAGATGACCCCGGCCCAGCATCGCGAGCACGCGAAGGTCTACATGGAGCACCACGGCTCTGGGAAGACGCTGGCCCACAACCACTCGAGCTCGCACGCCCATCAGCACGTGATGGAGGCGAACCGCAAGGAAGGCAAGGGGACCGTGGAGGGGCTCAAGGAGAGCCGCGCCATGCACCAGGCGACCGCGGACGCCAAGAAGAAGAAGGTCAAGAAGGCCAGCGGCGTCCCAGGCGCCATGGAGAAGGGGATCGACATGAGCGGACTCGAGGGGTTCATCCAGAAGAGCGAGGCAGACACCCAGCGTGTGTCGGCGAAGAGCGCCGGGGACATTCTGGACGAGTTCATCCAGAAGTCCCAGGGGATGCCGGAGGGCGGTCCACGGAAGGACCTGCCACGGTCCATGAACCAGGAGGACGGCGGCAACCTCGCAGGTGTCGGTCAGGGGTCCGGGCCGCAGGATGCGGGCATGGCCACCGTCGAGTCGACGGCGAAGAAGCGGAAGCAGAAGGGCAAGAACTACGCGGGCACCGGCCTCGCAGCTCAGCCCGTCGCCGATGCGGAGCTCGAGGTCGAAGGGAAGGGTCTCGAGAAGTCCTTCGTGACCTGGGACGACATCCAAGACGAGCAGCCCGAGCGCCTTTCCACGATGGCCAAGGCCCTCAACGAGCAGATGGACTGGAGCAAGGCTGGCGAGACCGGGGCACGCCTCCGTGCGATGCTGAACGCCCAGCTCCAGAATCAGGACCTCGACGAGGTGATGGGTCTCGGGGTCGCTCCGGCGGCGGCTCAGCTCCAGATCGAGGAGGAGGGCGCCAAGGTCACGATGATCCAGAAGGGCATCCTGTACGAGTCGGACCGCGACGATCAGCGCATCGAGAAGGCCATGGAGCAGTACGCCTCCGACGGTGGACTCACCTTCGCCCAGCCGGCGTCGGTGAACCTCAACGGACAGCTCCAGAAGATGCAGACCTGCGGCACCTGCGGCACGCTCACGAAGAGCATGTACGCCAGCTGTCAGGGCTGTGGTTCGCCGATCCATGCGGCGGCTCCGCACGCCCAGGGACTGCATCTCGGTCCGGAGCTCCAGAAGAGCATCATCGTCGGCGAGGAAGAGGACCTGTTCGTCGGCTGATCCACAACGGTCGCTAGACCTGCTTGTCCTCTCGGACGCTTGGGGTACGTATGGCCTTCCTTCAGAACATCATCTCCACCGCGGACAACCTGGCGAAGGCGGCAGCCGCTGCCTCCGCCAACGTCGCCACAGGCCTGTCTGGGACGGTTCGTGGGGATGACACTCCTCCGGTCGAGCCGGCCGAGGAGGAAGGCAAGGCGCTCGTCTGGGACCCCTTCAGCATCATCGAGCAGCTCGGGTACAAGGACCGTCCCAGCAGCATCACCTACGGCACCCTCGAGTCCATCGTCTGGAAGATTCCCCTCATCCAGTCGATCATCCTGACGCGTCTGAACCAGATCACGACCTTCTGTCAGCCGCAGAAGGATATGTTCCAACCGGGCTTCCGTGTGCGGGTAGGAGACAACGACTACAAGCCCACGGCGGCGGATCGGAAGTTCATCGCGAAGCTCGAGGACATGTGCCTCAACACCGGCGTCACCGAACACAGCCTCCAGAGGGATCGTCTCGGGAAGTTCTGCAAGCAAGCGGTGCGGGACAGTCTGACGCTCGATCAGATGTGCTTCGAGGTCATCAAGAACCGGAAGGGTGTCCCGGCCCATTGGAACGTCGTGGATGCGAAGACCATTCGCCTCGCGGACACTCTTCAGGCGTCGTACACCCATGATCCAGACGTCATTCGGACGGTCCAGATCTACGACAACATGGTCATCAACGAGTGGCGTCGGGACGAGATGGCCTTCTGCGTCCGCAACCCGCACAGCTCCATTCGTCTCTACGGCTACGGTGTCTCCGAGGCGGAGATGCTCATCAACGCCGTGACGGCCATTCTCTGGGCCTTCGAGTACAACCAGAAGTTCTTCTCCCAGGGAAGCGTGGCGAAGGGCCTCCTCAACATCAAGGGGGCCATGAACCAGACGCAGCTGAAGGCGTTCCGCCGTCAGTGGTACCAGATGATTTCTGGAGTCGAGAACGCTTGGCGTTCGCCGGTTCTCAACTCCGACGGGGATGTCCAGTGGGTCTCCATGCACACGAGCAATCGTGACATGGAGTTCTCGATGTGGATGGACTTCCTCATCAAGCTGATTTCTGGAGTCTTCCAGATCGACCCGATGGAGCTCGGCTTCAAATACGGCAACTCCGGTCAGGACAAGGCGATGTTCGAGACCGGCAACATGGCCAAGCTCACGGCCAGCCGGGACAAAGGCTTGCGTCCTCTTCTGGAGTTCGTGGCCGAAGCGATCACCGACTACATCATCAAGCCGATCGACAAGGACTTCGTGTTCGAGTTCATCGGGCTCGAGCGTCATTCGAAGGATGATCTGGCGAAGCTCAACCAGCAGAGGGTCAAGACGACGCACACGCCGAATGAGCTTCGTGCCGAACAAGACCTCGAACCTCTCGGAGATCCAGACGATCCGAACAACATCTACAACAACATTCTGGATCCGGTCGTCGGACAGTCGCTTGCGACGGACAAGCAGATGGCGTTGGCGGCGTCGATGCCTGTTGACGGCGGCGGGGATGGCAGCGAGGATCCAGACCAGCCTGACGATGGAGCTGACACCGGACCGGACTTCTCCGAGGAGGACTTCGTGGCGGCAGCGGGCGACATCAAGAAGGCCCTCACGTTGCCACGAAAGACGGTCCGCATGACCGTGGAGGTGTGAAATGCTGAAGGCAGGGAACCAGAAGAAGCAACCGAAGCCGCGCCAGGTCGTCTACAAGGACGTCTCGGGCCAGGAGCTGACCGCCGAGCAGGTCCAGGAGCTCCAGCGGCGGCGTCTCCAGAAGTCGAACGGACAGCCGATGTCCGGGCTCGTCGACACCGAGACCACGGAGTACGAGGACTGAACCATGCCACTGACCATCGACATCAATCCCCAGCTCGACATCTTCCGTGACGCGGCCAAGAAGTCGAAGGCCTACGACATGGACGAGACGTTGGTGAAGGCGACCATCTCCAACTTCACCAAGTACATGGACGAGCTCATCCCCGTGTTGGCCGGCGGGACTCCGGGGACGCCGATGGCGGTGGACCTCACCCGATTCCAGACGGCAGCGCGCGGTATCCAGGTCATCAGCAACCTTCCGATCGTCATGGTCGTGGACTTCGGCGACGGAAACGGTGCTCGAGAGATCCCGCTGGACAAGGCGACGGCTTCGACTACCAGCACCGTCACGTACTGTCGTGCGACGCTGGAAGTCGCCTCCATCGCCAGTCTCAGTTTCCGAAACGATCAGGGCGCAGGCAACGATGCCGAGGTCCAGTTCGCCATTTGGGGAGACTGATGCGCCGTGAAGGTCCACCTGGAAGCTGATCCCCGGGAGCTCCTCGAGAAGGGCCCCGAGCTGATTCAGAAGCTCGCACTTCGGCTGGGCGTGGACCTGTCCACCTTGGTGGATCCGGAGGAGGTGCTCCAGAAGGCAGCACCTGCGGAGCCTCAGCTGCACCACAAGGCCATGGCCGAGATGCAGGTGAAGGAGCGCGCGATCTACGAAGCCCAGATGAAGGCCATGCTGGACGAGATCGGTGCATTCTTGAACACCTCGATGAAGACGCCCACGCTGGCGAAGAGTCTCCGAGAAGCTCTTCTGGCGAAGGGCTACAAGGAGGCGGACATCGATCACCCACGTGGTGTACTCTTCGGGTTGACGAGCCAGGAGCTCGAGACGCTTGTGGAGGGATAGGTGCCGCAGCTCCTCACGCCAGAACAGCTGGATCAGATCCGACAGATCATCCAGAAGCATCATGCTCTGATGATCCTGAAGGTCATTGGTCCAGATGCACTGACTCCAGATGAGCTGAAACTTCTGGAGGACGAGACTTCACTGACTCCAGAAGTGAAGTCGATGGAGCAGGCCTACGTCTACGGTCAGCTTCTGGCGAAGCTCGGACAGAAGGCTCTGGACATGAGCTACGACCAACTCGGTCGGGAGGCTCCACAGGTACCTCTGGGGGCTCCAGAAAGAGCAGCTATCTCCAACGCGAACCAGCACGCGGGCGCGCACATCCGTCATCTGGGAGCGCGAATCGAACAGCAGGCGGCCATGCTCGTGTTCCGAGAGGACGCGGACATGCGCGCGAAGCTCCTGACTGAGGAGGTTCGGCCGGCTACCAAGGAGAACCTCGAGCGCCGGGAAGGCATCCAGAAACTCAAGAGTGAGCTCGGGCATCGGGTTGGGGATTGGTCCAGAGACTGGAATCGTGTGGCGGTGACAGAGAAGGTCAACGCCATGAACGCCGGACAGGCGGACAGCTTCCGCCGATCGTTCGGTGACCCGTGGGTCTACAAGCAGCCGATGCCTACGGCGTGCAAGCACTGCCTGCGTCTCCACATTGGTCCGGATGGGCATCCTCGCATCTTCAAGCTCTCCACCCTTCAGGCGAACGGTACCAACGCCGGCAAGAAGGCGGTGGACTGGGCTCCGGTGGTGGGTGCTACGCATCCCCATTGTCAGTGCCAGCTCATCCGGGTTCCAGATGGCTGGGGCTTCGACAAAGACGGTACTCTCGTTCCTGGTGGTGAAGGTGGGATCCGCTACGATTCGGAAGGCGACATCATCAAGGCGGTGATGCTCGAGGACCAGCTCCAGAAAGCCTTTGCGGTGAAGGAGCGTGTCAACGTTGGTGGGATGCCGATCTCCATCGAGCAGCGCATCGGTGACCTACGCCATTGGAAAGGCGAGGATGGCACCGAGGGGACGACGCGGATGATCTTCGCGTACGGCTACATCGAAGACACTCTTGGTCCAGATGGTGACGAGTACGATGTCTACGTTGGTCCAGATCCGTTGGCACCGTTCGTCTTCATCGTCCATCAGCAGAATCCAGAAACTGGGGAGTGGGACGAAGACAAGGCTATGCTGGGCTTCCCGAATGCGGACACGGCGAAGCTCGCCTATCTGGCGCACTACGACTCGGACAAGTTCTTCGGATCGATGTCCATGATGCCTATCGAGGAGTTCCGAGAGAAGGTCGGCTTCACGCGACGTCCGGGCTCGATGCAGTCGGACGGGATGGTGAAGGGTGGCGATACGCTCGCATACAAGGCCGCATTGGCAGCTGGGTTGACTCCAGAAGAAGCGGACGCTTACGCCGCCGCTGGACCTGGAGCAGGCTTACCTTCGACGTGGCTTCGGAAGCGACGCGTTCAGAAGGCTCTCCATTCAGAAGCATCTGGTGCCCAGTTCAGTCCGATGGGGAAGCGGGAGATCGCGAACGGTGCGGGGATCAACTTCGTGCTGGGGATGGGCTCACCTTTCGAACACCTCCAGGCGCAACGTTCTCCAGGTGTCCAGATTCCTGTGAAGGAGCTCCAGACTCGAGAGGATCGTTCACGGACGTACGGCGTGGCTTTGGTAGGTGATGGACTCTACCAGGACGCGGTGACGGTCGAAGAAGTGAAAGGGTGGGGCGATCGACCCGAGCAGGTCTATTGCATCACGCAGGCACCAACTCTTGGGAAGCTCTCCAAGGAGGAGATTGCCAAGAACCGCTTCCATCTGGATGCAGAGATCGCCAAGCGTCTTCAGAGGGTCACACCGAACTACAGTGATCCAGAAAAGAAGCGCTTCGTAGTGAAGAGTGCTGGACCTTTCGTAGGTCCACGTGGTGGTCTATGGGCGGATCCGCAACACAAGATCCCTTGGAAGGAGAAGAAACCTGTGCTCACGCGTACTCCCCTACGCGCGGAGGAACCTGTCCAGAAGCGAGCTTGGAAGGAAGGCTTCCCGAAAGGGATCCAACGTCCTTCCTTCAACTCGTGGGAGACGGGACAACGAGGCGGTACCGAGCAGAAGCATTGGGACGCGAAGACCCAGAACTTCAAGCCGGCACGTCTGAAGCTCCACGCCAAGATCAAGACGAAGATGACCAAGGGCTCGAAGGCCGTTCCAGAAGGCCAGAAGCCGGTCGTGCTCATTACCATGGGTGGTCCCGCTTCTGGCAAGACCACGATGGTGGAATTCATGCACTCGACCGATGTGTTCGATCCCAACGGGTTCGTACGCATCGATGCTGACTCCATCAAGGAGGAGCTCCCCGAGTACAAGAAGATGATCAACGAGCACTGGCGAATGGCGGCGGCAGCGGTCCACCACGAGTCCACTACGGTCATGCGTGGATTGAAGCAGCAGTCGATCTCCGAGCGCCGGAACATGATCATCGACACCACCGGTGCGGACTTGGATGTTCTGCTCGAGGACATCAAGGACATGCGAGAGCAGGGCTACGAGATCCGTGTCCTGATGCCGCACCTTGACGTCCAGACGGGCATCACTCGAGCACACAAGCGAGCTGAGGCTTCTGGACGATTCGTTCCGGATGATGTGGTCCAGAACATCTACCAGAAGGTGCCGAAGAACGTGGCGGCGATCGCACAGGTGGCTGATCGTTTCGATCTTCTGGACAACACCATCGATCCCAAGCTCATCTACACGAAGCGCGACGGGAAGCATCTCATCCATGACGAGAAGCTCGTGAAGCACTTCCCAGGGCTTTTCGAAGCAGCGACGGCGAAGACGCCAGGACCTGATGGGTCGCTGAAGAAGGCGCAGGAGATCGATCCGGCAATCAAGCAGCTTCTGGAACGGCTCAAGCAGGAACGCGACAAGCCACACCAGAAGAAGTACGATCCGAAGGCAGGGGACTACACGCTGGATCTTCCCATGGTCGATGGGCTCAGCGGACAGATCCTGGAAGGTACCGTGGTATGAGCATGGCAGAAGTAGGGATCACGGTTCAGGTCCCGCCCGAGATGCCGGTTCCGGAGCACGCGAAATACGTGGCTGCACAGATCCGGAAGAGCTTCGGGGACAACATCCTGATCAAGTCGGTCGAGCTCGGCCCTCTGGGGTACCAGGTGGGTCTGGAAGTCGTGAAGGGTCAGATCTTCAAGGCGAAGAAGGCCGCATTCCACATCATCGGACCGGGGGACGATCTGGGCGGCGGGATGAAGCTCGCGGATGATGCGATCATCGACACCTCGTTGTTCGAGAAGCCGAAGCTCGAGTACGTCGATCCGATCCAGAAAGGACTCAACCAGCTGGTTGGGAAGCCTCTCACGGAGAACGATTTTCTGGAGGCGGCGTCTCAGATCTACGGTGCCGCGGAGGACTTCCTTCAAACGATGCCGACGGAGCTGCTCCTGAACAAGGCAGAGATCGAGGATCTGAAGATCCCGCCGGAGATGATCCAACAGGGCATCGACTGGATGAAGCTGATGGCCAATCCATCGCTCTCAAAGGGGGCGGTGTTGGAGGACGAGGAAGGTCTCCTCACTCCAGCCGGGATGAAGGTGGCGGAATCCTACGCCAAGAAGTGGCTGCTCGGGGTTCGTGACATGGAGCTCGAGCGCCAGTATCCTTCGCTCGTCGGACTCTTCAGCGACATCCGTGTGGATTCCGAGCTTGCTCGTATGCACGCCACGGAGGATTAGTGGTCACCAAGAAGGACATGAAGGACGCGACGCAGACGTTCAAGCTGAACTTCGCGAAATCGAAGCTCGCTGGCGTTGAGGCATCGATGTCCACCATCCCGGCCAAGACGAAGATCTCGTACTTTGGTATCGGGGCGGATGTCCTCGAGAAGGCGGTCCACAAGCCCAGCTTCGGGGGCTGGAGTTACCACGGTACGACCCTTCCCGTGATCGCGATTGGTCCGAAGGGTGGAAAGATCGTTGGCTACAACAGCAAGGGGCAGCCGATCTACGCGGGGTCGGCGGAGGCCAAGAAGCTCGCGGAGATCAAGAAGAAGCACGCAGAGCTCCCTCTCCCCACCACGGTGCTCGAGCAGGCAAAGATCGTCGAGTGGCTCGATGCCTTGGGGATCAAGGCATCGAAGACGATCTCCGGGGTCGTGGTGTCCGCTTCTGACGCCAAGAAGATCACCGAGGCCTTCGGGGTTCATCCGAGCTCGAAGGCCGGTGGCCTCTCACAGATCTTCCCGTTGACTGTCTTGAAGCCTCACCTGGGTCACGCTCTGAAGCCTCACGAGGACGCTCTCCTCGACCTTCAGGCGGCGGAAGCCTCCGGGACTGCCGAGGACCCCTGGCCTCATCCTGAGAGCCTCCAGGAGGTTCCAGCGGGACAGTACGCCGGGACCCACGGGAATCGACTGTTCAAGGATTCGGCTGGGAAGCTCTTCCTCTTCAAGGGCAAGAACGCCGTCATCGCTCGAGCAGAGGAGGCGGCATCGCGACTTGGTGAGCTGATTCTGGGGAAGGGTCGTGTCCAGAAAGCTCGGGTGGTGAAGCTCGAGGGGAAGGTCGGTGCTCTGATCCCCATCGAGGAGATCTCGCCGCTGTCGAAGGCCGGCGGAAAGGTCTCGGCTTCCAAGCTCCAGAAGTTTGGTGCGGACATCGCGCAGCACTACGCGTTCGATTGGTTGATCGGACAGCACGATACGCATGGTGAGAACCTGGCTGTCCGGAAGGATGGCAAGGGTCTCTATGGTCTGGACAAGGGCCAAGCGTTCAAGCTCATTGGGGACGACAAGCTCGATCCGAAGTACAAGCCCAATGAGCACAAGCAGGTCTACGCAGATCTCTGGGACAACAAGAACGTCCTGAATGCTCTGGATCTGCCGACGGTATTGTCCCCTGTGTTCTCGAAGGCAGCTGCGATCAGTGAGGATCAGCTCCGCTCGATCGTGGCGCCCTACATCGACGAGTACGCCAAAAAGTACGGCCTGTCGGAAGCCAAGGATCTCGAGACCAAGATTCTGGATCGATTCGCGAAGGCGAAGTCCAACTGGGAGTGGTTCATCGGGAAGGACATCCCGGTATCGGCGGAGGCTGTGGTCACTCCGGTCCCGAAGCCCGGCAAGAAGGCTCCGGTCCCGAAGCCCGAGATGGCCCCTGTGTTGGCGCCTGCCGGCTTTTCTCCGATCAAGAAGGGGACCGTCACCCTCCTCGCGCCAGGCGCTGCAACCAAGCCTGGAGGCTGGCCAGGCAACTACCCAGGTCCGGGCTACGTTGCCGAGGTGAAGTACAAGGGCGAGCCTTATCGTCTGGAGTTTGGCTTCGGAGATTCGGGTGAGCTCGAGATCGAGGTCTCCTATCCTGACGGGAAGAAGGCGTTCTTCCACAGCCCGAACGCGGCGTGTGATTCACTGTATCTCTGGAAGAACGGCCTCGATCTCCAGATGTCGGCGGCGGACAAGAAGAAGAAGGGCATCAGCTATTCCGCCACGAAGATGCTCAAGCTCGCGGAGTTCGGCGATGCGTTGGTGGAGCACGCTTCCGTTGTGCCTCCACAGAAGGCTCCAGCTCCAGAGGTCAAGGAGCTGTCGGTCTCCCAGATGCTCAAGGATCACGGGTCGGGGATGCTCTCGGACTTCAGCATCCTGCCTCCTCACATCCAGGAGTTCGTGAAGACCAAGAAGAGCCAGGTCTATCTCGATGTGCAGCCTACGGGCACTGATGTCTGGTTTTCTGGACTGACGCCTTCTGGAGATCCGGAATACCTGGCCTTCCCTGTGACGGACAAGAATCCGATCGTGGCGGAGCTGCAGTCGTGGGGTTCTGAAGTCCCACCATGGTTGAAGGGGACCGCGCTCGAGATCAAGGCCAACCCGAAGCTCGCACCACAGCCGAAGGCGGAGCCGATCCAGAAGACTCCGGTCAAGGTGTCAACGCCGAAGAGCGCGCCCGCCGCGTTCTCTGGACCTCTCGCCCCAGGCACGAAGATCAAGGTCCAGAAGAAGTTCCCAGGCTTCAAGACGAAGCAGGACGTTGAGCTCGAAGTTCTCGAGAACGGGAAGTTCATGGTCAGTTTGCCTACGGGTGTTCATCCCGATGGACAGCTTGGTCCCCAGAAGGAGGTCTTCGATAGCCTCTCGTCAGCATCTGATTGGGTCTGGGTGAACCAGAAGGGCCACAAGGATGTCGAGGCTTATAAGGCAGCTACGGGGAAGAAGAAGATCGCTTCCGGTGGTGGTTGGAAGTTCTGGGGGGTACAGCCTTCGGCACCGAAGGTGATCCAGAAGACGCCAGTCTCGTCTAAGTCGAATACCTACAAAAATGCTGTATCAGCGTTGAATGAACTTCCTGTTGGATCGACTATTCAAGGATCTACGGGAGTTATTAGTAAGAATCCAGATGGTAGCTGGGGAGGGGGTAAGAGTGATCTGGTGTATGCCATGCTGGCATACAAGAATGGCGTGATTCCGAAGACGCCTGTGTCTGTACCGAAGGTGCCAGTGAAGGGTCTCGAAGGATCGCTCGAGGCTGATCCTCTGATCGAATCGCTTCTGGAGACCTCCAAGGTCGGTACGAAGATCTCGTTCACCGAAGACGGTGAGAAGATCACTGCGACGAAGGTTGCGCCGGGGAAGTGGGCAGCTCTCTATCCAGACGGAATGCCATTCGAGGCGTCGGATACGTCGATCGCGAAGACGGCCGACGATAAGTCTCTGGACTTCCATTCATCAGAGACGAAGACGTCTGGCTCAAACAACTTCATCACGATGGCTGAAGCCATCGTTTCTGGAGGTTACGTAGCACCAACAGAGGTGAAGACTACCAATCTTTTCGATGCCCCTACGGGGACGAAGTTGTCGTGGATCGTGGATTCGGGTGATGACGTCACCAAGTACAAGGCCGAGAAGGGGCACAACGGATGGATGGTGACTGGTGGGCCGATGCCAGGATCCCTCTTGGCTTCGATCGCTTCGGCAGATCCAAACGTCGGTGTGAAGATCGCACCCCCAAGCACCCAACCACAGGACAACTTCGAGACGATGCCTGCATCGTCCGCGACAACGCAGCAGGCAAATGATCTTGCGATTGGATCCGTGTGGAAGTTCTCCACGGAAACGGCGGATTGGACGGCGAAGAAGACTGGACCTGACGCCTGGTCGGTGCAGTTCTCGATGACGACTGGGGACACGGTGCCTCCGTTCAACCTCGATACCCAGAATCTTGTTGGGACCACACAGCAAGGTGTCGGTGAGCTGAAGATCCAGAAGGATGTTGAGACGTCTCTGTCGGCTTCACCTTCTGGACAGTGGCTCAACACGCCCAAGCCTACGGTGGACGGGAAGTGGTTTGATGCACTCCCAGCTGGTAGTGAGGTGTCGATCGCTCACATCTCTCCTCAGCAACCAGCGATCGACGCGATCAAAGAGAACGATGGTTCTTGGACCATGAGCTTGAAGGGGGTGAGCTACCCGCAGGTGACCGGCTCTGGGCTGAACCAGATCGTCCAAGCGCAGGGGCAAGGCGATGTTGCCTACAAGGACCCCACGAAGGTCTCGGTTGCTCCTCCGGCTTCGGCGGTGGTCACCAAGCAGCCGGAGGACATGCAGCCGGAGGAAGCCTTCAAGACGGTCTCGGCAGACGTGTCCTTGGGGGATGCTTGGAAGCACATCCCGGAGGTGAAGGATCATCCAGAGCTCGAGCTGGTCGAGTCGGGGAAGGTTGGCCACTACAACGTCCTGATCAAGAAGGCCAACTCGAAGCAGACGCAGGACGAGGACATGGCGCTCATCCAGAAGGTTCTGGATACGTACGGTCTGAAGCCTGCATTCTCTGGGCACCCGAAGGCGAGCCATTGGACTGTCTTCGCGACTGTTGCTCAGTCGCAATTCGACAAGCACGTCACGGTGCAGATGCTAGCGCAGGATGTTCCTCCGCTGGACGTGAAGAACAACTTCGAGACCATGCCGGAAGTGGAGACTTCTGGACCGTCTGGAAAGGCGAAGAAGCTCCCCAAGAAGATCTTCAAGTCGTGGTCTCTCAAGAAGAAGCATACCGCGCTCGAGGACATGCCAGCTGGAACCAAGCTGACGCTTGGGAACGGCATGGTGGTGGTGAAGACCGAGCAGATCTCGGGCTTGCCTTGGGAGTATGAGGGTGCCACTGGCGCTTACTCGACCTTCTCCATCGCACAGAAGGTTGGCTTCTCCGGCGGTGCGGCGGTCACGGCACCTGGAAAGACGCCGAAGGTCGCCCCACCTCCTGCACCACAACTGAAGGCGGCGCCACCGAAGTACACGCCGGCTCCAGCGGATCCTGATCTCGAGCTGAAGAAGGCGTGGGCCAAGGCACATCCATCCATCACGAGCGAAGCGGCCAAGCACCTGGCTTGGATGGCGAAGGACGCTGGAATCCCACCGGTGATGGAGTTCTACGCCCGAATGGCTGGGGACGGGACCGTTCTGTTCGGAGATGGTGGAGAGGACATCGGCAAGACGCTCGTGGCGTTCGGTCTCCCAGCAATTCCTGTCCAGACGCCATTCGGTACGCTCTACCAGATCAGCCTCGACAAGCTGAAGGAGAAGACGCCCGGGGCTACGACGATCAAGGGTCCGGATGGTGTCCAGTATCCTCATGGTACGACGTTCGAGACGATCAAGACGTTCGACAGTGTAGAGACGCTGCTTCAGGGGGAAGCTAACTTCCAGAAGTTCTCTGACGCGAAGCCGGGCACCGGACATTCGAAGGCCGCGAAGTTCTCGACGGGCACTGACGTCCAGACGCTCCAGAAGAAGTACGCTCTGGCTGGACCAACGAAGCATGGCTCTTCGTACAACATGATCCTTCTGACGGCTGCGGAGCTGAAGAAGGATGCTGGTCCAGAGAAGCTCGAGGTCGAGGCCAAGGTTCCGACACAGCCACCTGCGGTGAAGCTCAAGCCCATGGGCTTCTCGATGGGTGTTCCGGGTGAAGGTCTGCCTGCGAGTAGCAATCGTGATGAGCTGGCGTTGGCCAAGGAGCTCATTCCATTCCGTCATGGATACTCGATTCGCTTTGGCGAGGGTGGGATCTTGATGGACGGCCAGCTGCGTCTTCACAAGGTGAAGCTCCCGGATGGAAAGATCGTGATGCGCTTCGTGGGTGAGCTCACGAAGGATGCTCCGCACCTGTACGGAAACAAGAAGTTCGCTTTCTTGAGCTCGACTACCAAGCCGGAGAAGAACATCCCGGGCAAGAAGGCAAACGACTACGATCCAGAAACTGGGATCCACACGCTCACCAATCAGAGCCTCTGGAGTGGTGGTTCATCCGGAGCGGAGCTCACGCAGAACGCAGCGGTCTACACGTTCGACAACGACATCGAGACTCTTCGCCGGACGTTCGTGGTCGATGTCCCGATCGATGCAGATCCAGAACAAGCTCTTTCGGAGGCAATGGGCAAGCTCGGTGTCGATGTGACGGCAGCGATGACTCATCCTGACGATCAGGACGAACGCATCCTGATCAAGACGCAGCTTCTCCGATCTGCCATTGGGCCTACCGGCTTCCAGAAGATCGTGAACCTCGGACTCCAGACGAAGACCAAGGACGAACGGGAGAAGATTCTGGACGACAACCTCAAGGGGAAGATGGCGAAGAAGGACATCGAGTCGGCCAAGGTTGTCATCGGTGCTGAAGGCCGTCATGAAGTCGAGGCGGACGATCTGGATCTCTCCCAGGTGAAGGCCCTGATGACCGGCATCAGCGCTTCTGGTATCGCTCGAGCTCTCATCCAGAAGAGCTACGGGGGTCAGGCTCAGACGCTCTGGACGGGCAACTCGAAGAACCTCAGTTCTACGACGTCTGGATCTTCGGACATGCACAGTGGTGGTGGTTTCGGGAAGTACTTCACCATGCTGAATCAGAACGTCTCTTCGGCTGTAGCTGTTGGTTCTGGGAAACCGAAGCTGCTTCTACATCCACGTGTTCTGAAGCGGACGAATTGGTATGCCCACAACGGTGACAACTACGGGAGCCAGAAGAACGCGGGGAAGACTCGGAAAACGGCTCTCTCGATGACGGCTAGCAGCAACGAAGTGCTGTTCGAGACGCTGTCGATTCGGGACTTCGCAGGGGCTGTGGTTTCCAACCAGTCGCAGAAGGACGAGATCCTCAAGGCGCTCAAGGCCGAGGGCTTCGAGGACATCAATGGGATCCCTCTCGATGCCTTCGTGGTCGTTGGATCGGTGGGCTCTCCTCCGGTTTCCAAGATCAAGGGCCTGCAACCGGGGGTGCTTCCATGATGTTCGACGGCAAGACGCTCTTCGAGATCACGGATCTACGGAAACTCCCAGCGGATCAGAAGCTCCACATGATTGGGCTTCTGGAGTCCGTGCCTGGTGGGGTACAGGTGTTTGATCCAGACGATCGTGGCGCATACATCGAGCTATCCGAGGACAACTTCGAGATAGATGCTGGACATCTCACGGTCCACACGAACGTTGGGATGATCGTGTTCACGCCTCTCTTCAAGGGTGAAGAGGCGGATGTCTTCCTGCTCTTCGAAGACGACTACGAGGGGTTGGTGGCGGCATGTCAGTGAAACCAACGCGGTGTCCGAACCCGAAGTGTTCTGGGCATGTCATCCAGAAGAGCTCCACTCCAGACGAGTTTCGTCTACGACTGAAGGGTGCGCTCGTGTTGAAGTCCGATGGTCTTGTCGGGCGCTGCTTCTGGTGCAACACCGAGGTCACGCTTCCGCTCGAGCTACGGAAGGCTCTACCCAAAGATCGGTTCACGATCACGGTTCACACAGCGTGTGGATCTCCAGACCTTGACGAGGAAACGGGGACCTGAGCAAACTACTCTGGAGACAACCTTCTGGGCGCTAGGCTCGATTACGGTTCTCGGACCGGCTAGGAGCAGGCGCAGCGCGACAAGCGCTTAGCCTGCCCTGGCTTGGGTGAACGAGAGAACCGATGCTGGCGACCACGCTACCATTCCAGATCGATGGCTCGGCCGTCTTCTTCATGAAGTCGGGCGCTCCAGAGGGCCGCAAGCGGCGGATTGCGGGCGTGATCTCGACGGAAACGCGAGATCGCCAGCAAGAGATCATCGTCCAGAAGGGACTCGATTTCGAGTCGTTCCTCACCTACGGCTGGTTCAACGACAACCATTCCAAGGCCACGGATGGGGTGGTCGGCTACCCGGAGCGCATCGAACAGTTCCGGAAGGGCCAGACCCTACCGAATGGCACCATCGCCAAGAGCAACTGTACGTGGGCCGAGGGGTACCTCCTCGACGGTTCGAAGCGCGCGGATGCCATCTGGGAGCTCGGGCAGGCCCTCGCAAAGTCCGGCGGGTCCCGGGGTCTCGGATTCTCGATCGAGGGTGTTGTCCAGAAGAGGATGGGTCCAGGGCGTCGGATCGTGGCGAAGGCCATGGTCCAGAACGTCGCTGTGACGAACATGCCTGTGAATCCGGACACCAAGATGGAGATCTTGGCGAAGTCGCTTCTGGCTCTTCCGTTCATGGACGATCCGGTGGCGAAGGCCCTGGGGATGGGTGCGGCGGATGGTTCGTCCATCGCCGACGCTGGGCCTCAGACCGGCGTGGGTGCGGGACAGGTTCTGACTCCGGAGAGTCTGGAGCAGGACAAGCGGGACCTTTCGTTCCAGAAAAAGAAGAAGCTGAAGAAGAGCGAAGCCATCGCCTTTCTTCGTAAGAGGCTTCCAGCGTTGCGCGACGAGCAGATCGCGCGCGTCGTGGATGCCGCAATCATGTTGGGGCGGCAGCCCTAAGGGAGCCAACGAGATGAAGGTGTACGTCAACAACGCCGGACAGATCTTCAAGGGTGCGAAGCCCGAGGGCATGTCCGCAACCGATTTCCACGCTACGATGCTGAAGAAGGGCTTCGAGCTCAAGGAGGTCTCCGACGACGAGGAGGTGGACGTCTCCGCGCTCGAGAAGGCCCTCAACCAGCTCAACGAGTACGCGATCCAGGCCGATCCGCAGGCGCACCGGGAGGCTCTCCTCCAGAAGGCGCTCAACGGCGAGATCAGCGACGAGGAGAACGCGGCACTCCGTTCGATGCTCGCGGGTGAGGACGCGGCCGACAAGCCACAGCCCCTCGCCAAGTCCGTCGGGGCCAACCTGTCGCCGGAGGGCAATGACACCTTCGCGAAGAGCCTCGACGTGTCGGAGTACCTCGCGTCGATGCACCAGGGCACCCAGACGGCGCTCGAGCAGCTCGGCGACGTGATCGAGAAGAGCGATCGCCGGGATCACGAGTTCCAGGTGCTGCTCGCGAAGTCCGTGGTCCAGATCGGGCAGCAGGTCGATCAGCTGACCAAGGCGCTTGACAGCTGGGGCGAGCAGTCGTCCTCGCGCGGTCGCGCGGTGACCACTCCGAAGGAGGCCGCGCTCGCCAAGAGCTTCGCCAACCAGCCGCCGGAGGGTGACCGTCTGTCCAAGAGCGAGATCCTCGACACGCTCGAGGCCATGCACATGGACAGCATCCAGAAGGGCAACGGCGGGATGGCTCGCTGCGGAGAGGATCTCCAGCAGGCCATCGCGAAGTACGAGCAGACGATGCGGATGTCCCGCCCCCTGATCGAGGAGCTCAAGACGTTCCGGACGAGCCGGAGCTGAACCTGACGGACCCCGTCCAGCAGGAACGAAAGAAGGAGAAAGACCGTGTACAACGGACAGAACATCATCACGTGGCGGGATCACGAGGGCGTCAACGGCTTCGGTTCCGCGACCGAGCAGGATCTTTCGAACCTGCTCAAGGCCCTCACCGCGGGCCAGGACATCAACCCCCCAGGGAGCGTGGTCGCCGGTGACGGCTTCGCTCTGCGCGTGGAGAGCCTCGAGCGGACCCTCCGGAACACCACGTTCCGGATGGAGCACATCCGCCTGATGAAAGCTCTGCCCAAGCTCCAGGCCTACAACACGGTCGAGGAGTACAACCAGATCCAGGAGTACGGTCTGGACGTCGATGCCTTCATCGAGGAGGGCGCCTTGCCGAACGAGACCGACGCGAGCTACGAGCGCAAGTTCAACGTCGTGAAGTACCTCGGTACGACGCGGCGTGTGACGCACGTGATGTCGCTCGTGAAGCCGGCGCACGGCAACGTCATCGCCCAGGAGACGGTGAACGGGACCATGCACCTGCTCCGCGCGGTCGAGAAGTCGCTGTTCTACGGCGACAGCTCCCTGGACAGCATCCAGTGGGACGGCTACGTCAAGCAGATCCAGGACTCGAGCCCGGCCGGGAACATCATCGACAAGCGGGGCAAGCCGCTGTCCGAGGACGACCTGATCGAGACGAGCCTGATCGTCCACGACGCGCCGAACTACGGTTCGCCGACGCACCTGTTCCTGAACCCGCGCGTTCACGCGGATCTCGTGCGCTCCTTCTTCCCGAAGGCGCGGTACGATCTCCTCCAGAAGCGCGACGACGGTCTGGTGGGTCTGGACATCGGTGGGTACGTCTCGCCGGCCGGGAACATCGCGTTCGAGCCCGACACCTTCATCACCGACGGTGGTGGTCCGCTCGCGGCGGCTCGCGGCAGCAACCCGCCTCCGGCTCCGGCTTCCGTCACGCTCCTCGCCCAGGCGGAGACCGTGGCCGGCAGCTCGCAGTTCGGTTCGGGTGACGCGGGCGACTACCGCTACTCGGTGGTGGCTGTCAGCCGCTCCGGGAAGAGCGCGGGCGTCGCGGCAGCTGCGGCGGTGACCGTCGCTGCGACCCAGGAGGTCGTGGTCACGATCAACGAGGGCGCCGGGAACCCGCAGGCTCGGTACTTCGAGATCTACCGCACCGCGACCGACGGTGCGGCAGGGACGGAGAAGCTCATCGGGCGCGTCGCGCGCGCCGGTGCGGCCTCCACGTTCACGGATCTCAACGAGACCCTGCCGGGCACCACGATCGCGATCCTCTTCCAGATGAACCTGGAGGCGGTCGCGTTCAAGCAGCTCGCGCCGATGGTGAAGATCCCGCTCGCGACGATCGACACCTCGATCCGCTGGATGCAGCTGATCTACGGCGTTCCGGTGCTCTACACCCCCGGCAAGATCCTCCTGATCAAGAACATCGGGCGGGCGGCCGGCGGTCTGAGCGCCTGAGGCTCCGTGACC